CCATCTTCTAACATAGGTAAATCTTCATCTATTAACATTCTTTGTTCGTTAATAGTTAGTACCTCTCTAATGTCTACGTCATTAGCGTATGAGATTGGCGGCTCATAATGAATTTTTAAATCTCTAGGGTCATACCCCATTTCATTATAAAGAACCGTTCTAATGCCATTTAACAATAATTCAGAAGTATCTCTAATTACAGTAGTCATAACTAAATCGTATGCTATTCTAATTTCACTTCCTGTATTGTTCATTTTTCCTGAACTTACTATACCTGATAAAGATGGTTGCCATCTGTTAGCGGTAATTATATTTTGGTCTGTAATCTGTTGTAATTCTATCCAACTACCTTCTTGGTCATCTTTTATTATTTGTACGTTAGCAGGTGATGTGTCACCATTTTTAACTATGAATAATATTTTACCATTGTTGCCTTCACCAACAAATTTCTTTTGTGCTTCCTTAACCATTTTCTGAGCTTCTTCTTCGCCCATATCTCCACTAATTTCTACAATAGCAGAAGGCTGAAAGCCATTTAAAAACTTTGTATGATTCCATTTACCGATTTCATAATCTACTGCAATATGTTCTAATGCAGCAACATAATCAGGTAACCCATAAAAGTTAAACGTAGGCTCATAATCTTTAAAGTGTATTACAAATTTATTATGTGCTACTCTTGGGTATATAGGTAATCTATACATTTTATCCTCATTGTTCCAATATTTACACCAATCAGAATTTACATAAACTTCTTTTTTAGATTTAGACATTCTAACTGTTGTAGCGTCTAAGTGATAAAGGTTTACGCCTCCATCATATTTTACACATTCCATATACGCATTACCAAACGTATAATAGTCATCTGCTAATTTTTTAAATATATCTCTTAATGATTCTTGGTTTGCATTTACATCTTCTATAAATTCTCTTAATGACTCATTGTCACAAACAAATTTTGCCCCACTTGTAAATACGGTTTTTTGTGCTAAAACACTTCTATGTGTAGATGACTTTCTTTTTAGTTCTGCTAAATATTGAGGAAATAAATTATCATTACCAAATGGAACCCACTTAGTAGATATGTTATTTAAATTTTTTGGTTCAGTAATATTTGGTGGGATAGCTAAATCAAATACCCCAAACTCAAATGTATTACTTTTAGTCGTCTTTCTTAACTGACTTATTTTTTTTGTTTGTCTTTTTGATACTGCTTTCTTCATTAGATGATATTTTAGTAATTATAGATGTAAAACCTCTTTTTTCGTAAAGATAAGCTAAAACTTCTTGTGAAGCTTCGTCCCAAGAAACTATACCAAAATCTGCTACTGAGCTTCTAAGACCTTTATAATTTTCTTTTGCTTTATACTTTGCCATTTTTATATATATTTTTAAATACGAAGGTAAAGATAATATATTTATTTCTTCACAATCACACATATTAAAAAGATATAAGCAGGGAGCTTTTAATAACCCCCTGCTTTATCTATAATTATTAAGATGTAGTCGCTGTTAAATCTCCTGCTACAACTGTAATTGCTCCTGAATACTCAAGAGGTAATTCAAATTGTCTTGCAGTTAAAGTAACTGTAACTCCATTATCGTCTGCATATGCAGCTCCACTACCACCCTCTATACTTGTTAGGTTTGCATAAGTTTGGTTTCTCGTCCACGAAGCAGAAGCTTGTGATTGATTAGCATACTTATAACTCCAACCCACAACAAGCATTTTTCCTGAGTTAAGCTCTACAAGAGCTACAGGACAAGCGCTTTCCAAATTTGATAATTCGTGAAATCTTGCTGCGTCAATATTAGGAATATAGAAAGATAAAGCGCACTCATAAGATGTGCTTCCTCCTTCTTTTGCTCCTGTTATTGTTAGAGAGGCAGTTTCATTCTTAAACTCAAATCTAGCCCACGGGTTAGTTCCTATAAAGCTAGTTAAAGTGTGGTCTGCAGCTAACGAAGTTGGAAGTGCAGTTGCAATATTAGATAAATCTGTTAAAAGAATTTGTCTAATACCACCTACTGCGTTCATATCTCCGCAAGCTACTAATAATCCTGAATCTATTGCCATTTTATTCTATTTTTTAAAGTTAATAATTATACTAAACAAGCTCCATTTACTAATGAATTAAAGCCATATTGGTAACCCATTGTAAAGTTAGAACGGATATACATATTGTCAGAAACTTCGTCATAGAACATTTTAAGTTGTGTATCAGGGTCTGTTACATTAGAACCAATAATTAAATTGTCTTTTGCAGCATAGATACAACCTTGAGTTGCTTGAATTCCTGCTGTAGCACAAGTAAATAATGCAGGTAAATCAGCACCTGTTAAAGCTGTTAAAGCTACGTCCCACTCATACATAGGTACTAATTCAACGCCTCTAAAACTTAATCTAGCATAGTTTACACCTGATTGAGCTTCTGAATGTCCAAAATCAACTGCACCTGCTACTGAAACTGCTGTTAAAGCACCATAGTAAGCATTGTAGATGTTTGGAGTTACAAACATTCTTTTTTCTGATGCAGGAATTTGTTGTAATTCTGCTGAAGCACCATCAAATACATTAGTTAAAAGAGCTACTGCATCTGAAGCACCAATAGTAGCACCAACTGCAATTAAGTTTCCTGCTGCAGTACCTGTCGCAGTAACCTCGTTCATTTGTGTTCCATTAATTGCGCCACCTGCTGACATAGTTTTCCATAATCCATCTGCCCAAGTGTAAGTACAGTCTGCTACTGCTGCTGCAGTATTTCCTGCCCACATATTTCTTACAACATCTGATTGGATTCCGTGTCTTACTCTGTTAATAATTACTTCTGCTAACTGAGTTCCTGTTAAGTCAGGCATATTTAATCCATTCTTATAAGACTCAACAATAAATTGGTCTTTGAACTCGTCCCAACATTGTGATTGTTTTACAGAAACATTTGAAACTGTAATTACTTTTGGAGCAACAGTAAATCCTGCAGGGTCGCAAGTATTTGTTGTTGTACAACCTGTATTTAATGCAGTTATACCTGATAATTTAGGTGCTAACATTAAATTTTGTTTATATTTTACATTAGGGTAAACTGTGTAGTTACGCATAATATCATCAGAACGAAACATTGGTTCTAATAAAATTTTTGAAGCATAAGTTCCTTGGTAATTTGCCCCTAAACCGTCTAAAGCTATATTTGCCATTTTTTATATTATTTAATTATTTATATTTATTTTAATTTTTCTGCTAATGCAGAGAAGAACTTGCTTTCTTTGTTCTCCACTTTGTTTTCAATTACTGCAGGGTCACTATCAGTTGATAGCTCAGTTCCTTTAGCATCTGCTTTACTTAATAAAGCGTTTAGTCTTTCTACTTCCTGAGTAAGAGTTTCTTTTTCTCCTACTAATTCAGCAACAAAACTATCTAGTTCAGTAACTTTAGCTTCAAATCCTGTAAGTTTCTCAGAAACTTCTTTTTCATCAGCCATCATCACCTCTACCTCTTTAACATCTTCAGTTTCAGACTCATTACTAGCTTTTACTTTAGTAATAATTTCTTCAACTTTAGCGTTAAACCAATTTTTCAATTCTTCGGTCATTTTTTTACTTTTTAAATTAACACTTAGTTTATTTTGAATTTCCTTGTCTGTAATATTTTTAAACTTAGAAACGTCATATTTAGCCGCTACTTTAATAGCGTCAGAGATAGAGTCAATAAATCCTAAATTAAAAGCTTCATCAGCGCTTAACCAAGTTTCCTCGTCCATCATTTCTTTTACCCTGTTATAAGGTAGATTAGTTTTTTTAGTATAGATGTCAGCAATTTCACCGCTTATTTTATCTAATAATGCAGCAGTCTTTCTTATTTCAGTTGCCTCACCCATAGCTCCACCCCAAGCATTGTGTATCATAAATAGTGAATTTTCAGCCATAACGACCTCATCACCTGCTAATGCAATTACACTACCCATACTTGCAGCTATTCCTTCTATATATACTGTTGTTCTTGCTGTTCTTTTTTTAAGAACATTGTAGATTGCCATACCTTCAAACACATCACCGCCTACACAATTAATATGTAAACTCATTGGAGTATCTTTGTACGACTTAATTTCTTCAATGAAACTTTGAGCTGTTAAGCCAAAAGTACCTATTTCATCAAAAATGTAAACGTCTGCAGACTTGCTAGACGCTTCTGCTTTAATGTTATACCAATTTTTATTCATAGACGCAAAACTATTTTTTAGTTTTCAAAAAGTTGCGCAGTTTTAGGAAAAAAATTTAGTATGTAATATTTTCAGATGGAGATTGCTTTCTTCTTTCTTTGTAAACTATACTTTGTGCTTGCCTTTCAGAAATATTATATTTAATAGATAAGTCCATAAAAGTATAAGTTCTGTTACCTTCGTTAGTTCTAAGCATACAATCAAAGTCATATATAATCATATAGTTTCTTAACCTCTTAGGCTCAACTATGCCTCTTTCTATTAAGTGTCTTAATATGTCTTTTGTTGTAGGGTCGTGCCACCTTTTAATAATTTCTTTTTCAGCTATATCTATATAATCATATATTACATCAACTTTATTTTGTCTTGATGCCATATTAATTATTAGATTCCCAAATTTTATTTATATTATTCCAAAACTTAGTAACAGCCTCTCTACAGCCTCTACAACCTAATTGTTGTTTAATGTGAGGAAAGTGTCTGTGCCACTCTTTAAAAAGAAGTTGCAGGCCCCTAGAATGGTATTTACCCTGTTTTTCTATAGAATCATTATTTTGTTTGACCGCTTGTATTATTTCTTCTTTTCTTTCTTGTTCTATTTTATTTGCAATAGTTTCAATAGTCATAATATGTTGCATTTAATTATTCTTCCCACTTACCAAGAGGACATTTGCCTGCGTACTCTTTGGTTAGTGATGCTTTTGCATCTAAAAAGCAGGTGCATTTAGCACATCTTGCTCCTTTATCCCACTTAGGATATCTTAACATTAAGAAGTTTCTATAAAAATCGCACTTTTTACAGGTATCTAATCTATCTTGCTTTACTTTTTTACTAACAATCATATGTTTATATTTTAAAATGTGGCTTCCGCCTCTATTAAACCTACAGTATTTTGGCTGTTAGTTATATCAGCCTCAACCACTACTACCCTACTACTTGTATTCATTGCTCCCATCATATTTTGTTGACTTGTTGCATTAAATTGTGAGCTAGCAAAAGAAGGCATATTCATTAAGCCACCATCTGCAAATTTAACACCACCACCTGCTGCGTTCATAGCCGATAGTTGTCCTTTAAACATTGACGTACTACGCTTATTTATTACAGCCTCACCTCCTTCTAATTCAACTACTCTACCACCTACTGCAAACTTTTCTCCTCCTTGTGCGTGTGACTTGCCTTGTACCATACCACCATTTGCATAAGCTTCTACCACACCTCCTTTTTCAAATCTATTTAATTGGTTATCAATGAGCTTGCCAACTGCTGCAGAAGCTCCTGCAGCCAAAACTAAATTAAGAGGAAAAGGTACATTTTTAAATATAGAAGCTATAAATCCTGCAACAGCTTCCATAATTTGCGCCCTTACTACAGACTTCATAGCTTCTTCTGCTGTTTGTCCTGATAAAATTGCTCTTTTTACATCTGCTTTAAATGCTTCATCTTTGTCTTTTTGATTGTCTTTATTTAATTTTTTCTCTAAGTCGTTAAGCTTTTTTAAGTTTTCCTCTTTATCTTTTGCTAAAGTACCATTTG